GAAACACATAAAGTGATACTGTTATGAGCCTTAAAATTAACCGAATGTATTTCACGATGAACACCTGCTGATTGATGTCATCGTTTTACACAAATGCCATCTGTTTAGCTAGCTTATAGGTCGCTTGGTTCTAAATAATATCCTGTTCATTGCCTTACCCTCACATTGCCAGCCTGTCGCTGGCTTTTGTATTTCAGGCTCCAGGAACCATCATCGACATGCCTTCTTGTTAAATCGTCCCCACGGACTGACCCTTTTCAAACACACAGCACCCGCTAACTACGCGAGGTGAGAGTATGTATCGCATGGACAAACTAACCACCGGTGCTGCTTACGGCGCTTCAGCCGGTAGCATCCTAAACGGCATGCTCAATGCCTACAGCCCCGAGCAGTGGAATGCTATCGGCGTGCTGGTGGGCATAATCATTGCCGTACTGACATATTTGACGAATCTCTATTTCAAGATCCGCGAAGATAATCGCCGCAACAGGAGCCGGGATGAACCCGACACTCAGGAATAAGCTGGTGGGTGCCATTGTTGGCGGATCCGGAGCAATCACCATCGCCGCTGTGATGCTGGGCAATGCGGATGGACTTGAAGGAAGACGCTATTACGCTTATCAAGACGTCGTTGGTGTCTGGACTGTTTGCGATGGGCATACCGGCGCTGACATTCGGCGCGGTCACAGATACACCGATAAAGAATGTGACGCTTTGCTTCAATCCGACCTGCGCAAGGTAGCTGCAGCTATCGACCCGCTGATTAAAGTCCATATTCCCGAAACCACTCGTGCCGCACTTTACTCTTTCACCTACAACGTAGGTGCTGGAGCGTTTAGCAGATCGACGCTGCTGAAAAAGTTAAATTCCGGGGATGTTCCGGGGGCATGCAAAGAACTGCAGCGTTGGACGTATGCCGGTGGAAAACAGTGGAAGGGGCTTATCACCCGGCGCGAGATTGAGCGTGAAGTTTGCGAGTGGGGCCAGAAATGAGCCGGTTAACAGCAACCATCTGTGCTGTAGTTATCTGCCTTCTGGTTTCCATGGCCTGGGCAATTAATCACTACCGCGACAATGCCATCACCTACAAAGACCAGCGCGATAAGGCTACTGAACAGCTAAGCCTTGCGAACGCCACCATTAAAGACATGCAGACCCGTCAGCGTGATGTCGCTGCGCTGGATGCCAAATACACGAAGGATTTAGCTGATGCGAAAAAGCAGCTTGATGATCTGCAGCGTTGTCTTCGCACTGGCAAGTGTGGGCTGCACGTCAACGCCAAATGTCCAGCGAACGGAGCGGCCAGCCCCACCGGCTTGGATGATGCTACCAGCCCCCGACTTACTGACGCCGCTGAGCGGGATTATTTCACCCTCAGAGAGAGAATAGAAACCGTCACCAAACAACTCAATGGGCTACAGGTATATGTCCGCGAGCAGTGCCTCAACTAATCAACTCAGCGAGGCACATCAACAGGTGTGTTTTTTCACAACATTTGCTAGATTGAAGATGCTCCTCTCGGTTCTTTGACCATCATAGCTAGCAGGTGACTTATGTCTGGTGATAATGAATATTTCGAAGAAGAAGATTTCGACGAAGAAGATTACGACGAAAATGATGACGATCATGAAGATGAAATGGATGATCTGAATGATATCTATGGCTATGAAAACGAAGAAGATAATGATGAAGCGGCGCTGGATGATGTGTTAAAAGCCAGTGAAAGATGAACTTTCATCATGATTCTATAAACCGCCTGCAGGCGGTTTTTTTTGTTACCAACACCATGGGTAGCTTCATCGTAATGGCAATATCACAATAAGCGGATAAAGAGGCTCTCAATGTCCGACATCTACCAAATCACGCTAAACACCCAAACAGGCGAAACCTTCGCAGGTAATCTTTCACGACGTCAGCCTGAACTGGCGAATGGATTTTTTCCGCTAGCGGCGGATACGGGCGAGTGGTTGTATTCCGCCCAGGGCGATGTGAAGCGCGTGCAGTTCCCGTCTACCACTACCGGGGTGCCAGTCGAAGAAATAATGGGTTGAATGAAGTTGTTTAGTTATGTGCGGGACCATAGGGAAATGTGGGTTTAGTGTGATCTTTAATAGGCGCTAATGAAAGCGCCTGCTGAAGTAAAACAGTTATTAAGAATTATGATAGTTGCTGCAAGCGCAATGTTGGGAAGTTTCAATCATGAAAAAATTATGGTTTTTCCCAACCATGGAGCAGCGTCATATCTGCATAATCCTTGGCTGCATCTTCGCTGTGGCATTCAATAGCAGGTAGGGTAACGTAGTAATAATGCTCATCAAAATTACATGTTACCGAGATGATTTTGACAGGATTTTTGAAAGTTGAGTCTTCATACTCCATGCCAGCCACTGGAATCAGGGGAGTATCAATCTCCTTATGCAAAATAGTATGAACTCCATTTCCATGCACTACTACCAACATATTTGCAATCACTTTCATTGATATCTCCTTTTTTGGATAAAATATGGCACTTACCGACAAACAAGAATGTTCTTTCGCGAGTACCTCATTGATTTAATCGCTACGCAAGCGGCAATTCGGGCGGGGTACAGCGTAAAGACAGCAACTGTATGGCCTCCGACAACTGCCGAACCTAGCGTCTTGTTAAGGATTAATAATTACAAAGCTTAATGCAATGAGTTAGTGAGAAGAATGAAAAAAACATGCTGTAAGTCATACGCATGGACAAAATTTGATTGTTTTTAATCCTGAAATACGCATGGCTTCATTGCAAGCCTCCTCAAGACTTAGTGTGCAGATTTTCTGATACCGCCCAGTAGTAAATCCTGTTGTATCCTCTTTACGCTTATGAGGATTAATGCTTTTACAGTTCACCCTGTGTATTCGCGTAAACCGAGCGTCAGTGCGATTGCCGAGCCCTTTCGAGTGTTTGAGCGTGTTGACTACGAACCCATTGGGATTATCGCTCAGCCAATGCCGGTAGGCAGACTCGCTTTCTTGTTGAAGTTCGCTGTTGAAAGTAAATGTTGACATGGCTTCCACCCATACATTTGTTTCTAATCATTTTTATCTTAGTCTTCTGAGCGTTACAATGCCCTATGAACTTTATTGCATAGGTCTAAGGTATGATCTGGGTCATATACGTCTCTGATAAACCACATTCGAAGAAGAACTTTAGAATTGGGCTAGATCAGAAGGTCTGGGGTGTTAAGGAAACAAAGAAAGAAACAATCGAAAAGGTATCCGAAGGCGATCTTGTTGCATTCGTTTACTCCATTTCTTGGTTAAAGGCAGAAGGCCCACCGCCCAAGGGCTTTTCGCGTGTCAGCAAAAATGACCTAGAAAAATTTCGAGGTGCAGTACAAAGCATCACCTTGGCTAAAGTCAGTAAATCCTATTACACCTCTCAACAAAAGGTGTGGCCAGATGATGATTATCCACACCGCTTTGACTTCGATAATGTAACCACGTACGGCACGGATGTTTTTTTTGGAACCGAATTTTTTAATCCTGATTTTGTTGAGGCTGTACGATATTCAGCATGTACGCAGGGTTCAGTTACACAAGCATCGAGCATAGAAACCATCTCCGACCTTTCTTTGGTCAAGGTTGAAGATACGGAAGAAGAACTGCCAGTAACCGGTAGTGAGGGGCGGCCTATCCTCCGGCTTCATCTTTCCCGAGAACGAGATCCTTCTTTAGTAAAGAAAAAGAAACAGTCGGTGTTCGAAAAAACTGGAAAGCTGGCATGTGAAATATGTTCAGTCGACTTCAAAAATATCTATGGCGAACTAGGTCAAGGATTTGCCGAGTGCCACCACAAGAGTCCCTTGAGTTTGCGTGACGACAACCAAGAAACAAAGCTTGAAGACCTGGCTATAGTTTGTGCAAACTGTCACAGGATGCTTCATCGCCGCCGGCCATGGTTAACGATTGATGGACTTAAGAAAATTTATGAAGAACAACGAGCTGACCAAGCTTCAACATGATCTCGCAGAATTTGCTTCTGAACGAGACTGGGACAAGTTTCATTCTCCCAAAAACTTATCGATGGCTATGTCTGTAGAGGCCGGAGAGTTAGTTGAAATTTTTCAGTGGCTAACTGAGGAAGAGAGTCGATCTTTATCTCATAAGCAGCAGCTAAGAGCTGAGGAAGAGATAGCGGACGTCTTCCTTTACTTGCTCCGAATTGCAGATAAACTGAATGTTGATCTGGTAAAGGCTGCAAATGAAAAACTTGCTATCAATGCTAAGAAATATCCAGTAGAAGCGATTTATGGAAGTGCTAAGAAATACACTGAACTGTGATTATTATCTCTGATGACACTTTCTAATCATGACTTGGAGACCATCATGTCTGATCGCTATTTCGAACTAGTTGAAAACATATCTATTGAAGATAATCGAGAGTTGCACGCCCAATTTTTACACCATCTTAAACATGTGATTAATGTATCATTTGTACCAGATGGTAAGGGCAAGCGCGTGAGAGTGACAGGCAGGGCTCGAGAGTCAATAGCGGAGATTTTCGGGGGAAGTAACGGGATCTTCTCTAATCTTTATCATATTGAAGAATATGAGGTTTTTTAGATTTATTCTTTGGCAGGTGACTTAAGTATAGTGGTAAGTTAACTTTACAGTATTAAGTCTAATACCAAGAATGGATGGATATTAGAGTGACGAACATACTTTTCTATTAAGGCGATTTCAAGATTGATAGCAATAATCATAAAGCCGTTTATTGATGAGGAGGCTTTATGAGCGATAACCGTCCTGTACCGTGGCCGTTTGAAAGTGAGTTTGTATCACCAACTATTGACGAGCTGAAAGGCAGAGTTTGCCGGTTTGTTCGGCGTAGTGATCTAATCACTCAAGAAGTTATTCCGGGGAGAGTAACGTTCTATCTTGAGGACGATTACCGCCTGGTAGGGGTAATCGTAGAACCAGATTTACCAAGCGAGTAAGTTCTGAATAAGATTGCCAGATGCATAATCAAAAAGGCCAGTATCTGCTGGCCTTTCTAGTTATAATTTATTTCTTTAGTCATACATTTTATATAGTAATTATTTGAACGAGTTACATTGAAGTTTCAGGGTGCTGTGCGGCAATCTTATAGCAATTATCTCTGACTTGTCGTGCTAGAACTAACCCCGCTTCAAATCTACCAGAGGCAGTCGAGTCATCTGCAGAATTTAAGTAGACATTGTAAAGCTGCATTACGATAGCTTGGTACGCTTGATTTATTGCTTCATTAGTTGAGTTTTCAGGCATCATTTTTCTCCTGTTGAACCTTACATACTATGTACCTCGGACTGGTACTACACACTTCAACCATAAAGTTCCTATAAGGATTCATCTATAAGGACAAAGTATGAATAAACCGGACTGGGGCGTGCTTCAGCAACGGTTCCTGTCCGAACATGCCGCAACCGGCGTATCACCAAAGGAGTGGTGTGAAGCGCAGGGACTGAACTACGCTACCGCCCGTCGATATATCAAAAAACCTTTTGCGCAAACGGCGCAAAAAACTGCGCAGAAAAAAAAGCGCACCGCGCAGGAAGATAAAAGCGCAAATGAGCTGGTAGACATGAAGCTAAGCGCGAAGGTAAAGCGCTTCATTGCTGAATATCTTAAGGACAATAACGCTACCGCTGCCGCTGCGCGTGCTGGTTACAGTGACCCAAACTATGGTCGTCAGCTCATAACGAATCCTAACGTTGCGCAGGCCATTGCGCAGCAGCAGAAAGCCTCTATTGCGCGCACGCTTGGTGGTGCTGATGAAGTTCTCGAGCAGATGTGGCAACTGGCCACCTTCGATGCTAACCATCTTTCGCAGTATCGCCGCGGCGCGTGCCGTTACTGCTGGGGGTTCGGCCATCACTACCAGTGGCGGGATGCTGTCGAGTTTGAAGAGAAAAGACTCGAGGCGGTTGAGCGTGACAGACGTGAGCCTGAAGATTCCGGCGGTTACGGCTACGACCACAACCGGGAGCCTAACCCTGAATGCCCTCGCTGCAATGGCGATGGCATTGGCCAGCCTTACTTCGCTGACACAAGGAAACTTTCCCCTGATGCTGCGCTGGCTTATTCCGGTGTGAAGGTCGGTAAAAACGGTGTCGAGATAACGGCTATCAGCCGCGAAAAGATGTTTGAAGCTGTAATGAAACGGCTTGGCCTGGCTGATAGCGAGTTCGCGCAGAAGCTGCAGCAAATCGAAATCGAGCGCCGCAAACTTGAAGTGGAAAAACTCCGCAAAGATCTGGCCGGCGATGGTGACGACGACGAGCCAACCCCAGTGCAAATTAATATTAACGTAGTAGATGCGAGGGCGGACGATGGGGATCAGCCCGACACTTAATATCCCGCAGGCGCGCTTCCTCGCGATGCAGTACAAGTTCAAAGCCTACGTTGCCGGATTCGGTTCCGGTAAGACGTGGGTAGGCTGTGGTGGCATCTGCAAGGGAATGTGGGAGTATCCGAAGATTAACCAGGGCTATTTCGCGCCCACTTACCCGCAGATACGTGACATCTTTTACCCAACGATTGAAGAGGTGGCCTTTGACTGGGGTCTGAACGTCAAAATCAACCAGGGGAACAAAGAGGTTCACTTCTATGAGGGGCGACGTTTTCGCGGAACGACAATCTGCCGCTCGATGGAGAATCCAAGCTCAATTGTAGGATTCAAAATCGGCAATGCGATGGTGGATGAGCTGGATGTGATGGCCGCCGCGAAAGCACGACTGGCCTGGCGAAAAATCATCGCGCGTATGCGTTACAAGGTTGATGGGCTGCGTAACGGTATCGATGTCACGACGACGCCGGAAGGGTTCAAGTTCGTCTACCAGCAGTTCGTGAAGGCGGTACGTGAAAAGCCTGAGCTTGCGGCCCTGTATGGACTGATTCAGGCCAGCACGTTCGACAACGCGAAGAACCTGCCGCCTGACTACATCCCGTCGCTGCTGAGTTCTTACCCTGACGAACTGATTCAGGCCTATCTGCGCGGGAAGTTCACCAACCTCAACAGCGGGACCATTTACCACACCTTTAACCGTAAGCTGAATAACTGTTCTGATGAGATTCAGGATGGGGATCCGCTATTTATTGGCATGGACTTTAACGTGGGGAAAATGGCCGCTATTGTTCACGTTAAGCGTAATGGCCTGCCGCGTGCGGTTCGTGAGCTGGTGAAGGTCTACGACACGCCGGCGATGATTAAGCGCATCCAGGAAGAGTTCTGGCGCTATGAGGATGGTCGTTATGTGAAGAGCCGGGAGATTTACATCTATCCGGATGCCTCTGGCGACTCCCGCAAATCCCAGAACGCCAGCAAGACCGATATTGCCCAGCTTAATGATGCCGGGTTCAGCGTCATTGTTGATGATGCCAACCCGCCGGTTAAAGACCGCATCAACTCGATGAACGCCATGTTCTGCAACGCCAACGGCGAGCGTCGCTATCTGGTGAACGTGCAAAACTGCCCGGTTTACACCGAGAGCCTCGAACAGCAAATCTGGGCGGCTAATGGCGAACCGGATAAATCAGCGGATAACGATCACCCCAATGATGCTGGTGGGTACTTCATCGTGAAGGATTACCCGATCGTGAAACCGGCATACTCAATCACCATGGACACCACTTTCTGATATGGCAAACGACGACATCACCTGGGTTCGACCAGAACACCGGGCGGCTTCCGCTGCCTGGAAAAAATATCGGGATTTCTGCAAAGGGGCTGAGGCAGTAAAAGCGGCGGGTAATAAGTACCTGCCTTATCTCGACCCAACAGATAAATCCACGCGTAACCGCAAACGCAATGAGGAATATCTTAGCCGTGCGGTTTTCTACGCAATTGCAGGCAATACGAAGATCGGCATGCTTGGCATGGCGTTTCGAAAGGATCCAACCTTTAACGGTCCGGAAAAGCTCAAATATTTGTTGGACAATGCTGACGGCGCAGGCACCAGTATTTACCAGCAGTCGCAGCTGGTGACCGAGAACGTGCTGGAAGTTGCACGAGATGGGCTTTATGTCGACTACGCAGGAGCATCCGACGAAGCTATCATCCTTCGTTACCTTGCAGAGAACATCATCAACTGGCGAACAAAACGCATTAATGGACGCGATCAGCTCGTGCTGGTGGTGCTACGCGAATGCGTAGAAGAGCCGGATGGGTACGCATATAAGGATGAAATCCAGTATCGCGAGCTGGCGCTGGAAGGAGGGAGGTTTATCTGCCGGGTTTGGCGCAGGGCTGGTGGCACCACCAGCGGAGCCTATACCGTCAGCAGCGAATATCAACCAAAGCCGAAAGGAAAAGAATACTGGGATGAAATCCCGTTCACGTTCGTCGGCGCTCAGAATAATGATCCCTCTCTTGATGATTCTCCGCTGGCCGCGCTGGTTGAGATTAACCATGGCCATTACCGAAACAGCGCTGATTATGAAGATAGCGTGTGGTTCTGTGGCCAGGTGCAGCCGTATATGACCGGTCTTGATACCGGATGGCGGGATCATCTCGAGAAGAATGGCGTCAAAATAGGTTCCCGCTCACCGCTTTTGCTTCCGAAAGACGGCTCGTTTGGCTATGCCCAGGCGCAGCCGAACACGCTGGCTAAAGAGGCCATGGACAGCAAACGCGATTACATGGTGCAGCTGGGCGCTCGCCTGATTGAGCAGAACGCCACGGCGAAGACTGCGACTCAGGCAAGTGGGGAACAAACATCCTCAACGTCGGTGCTTGGCATCTGCGTTTCAAACGTTTCTGAGGCCTATACGCTGGCGCTGGGATGGTGTGCGAAATACCTCGGCATCAAGGACGAATCGACGAGCTACACGATCAACCAGGAGTTCATCGCGAAGGTTGCTGAGTCTGGCATGGTGACGGCGATAGTTAACGCCTGGCAATCAGGAGCCATGCGCGATAGCGATATGGTTCGTGCCCTGCAGAAGCTTGACATCATCGACCCGGCAGACAGCTCTGACGAAGTGATTGATGCGCTTCGCAACCAGGCACCAACGATGACGGGAGGCTGAGATGCCAACCGTTAACGAAAGCCTGCGTGATGAATCGATAGCGCATTCTGTATGGTTAAGCCGCTACGCCACTGGCGTGGCAAACCGGATGGTGAAGCTGCTCAATGAGACGGATGCGGACCTTTCGGCGCGGCTGCTTGATGCGCTGGACAGATTGCCTCAGGAGAGTTTCACCGTTAATCGTCTGCAGAGTTTACTGGGCAGCGTGCGTGATCTTAACCATCAGGCGATAGTCACCATGCAGGCAGGGCTCGAAAGTGAACTGTTGGCGCTGGCAAAGAACGAGGCCAGTTATCAGCTGAGCCTGTTCGATTCCCTTCTTCCGTCACAGGTGCTGTCACGATACCCGCTGCAGGGAATCACTGCAGACATGGTGTATGCCGCAGCAATGGCGCAGCCTTTTCAGGGGCGGCTGCTGAGTGAGTGGGCGGAGAATCTGGAATCGGACAGGCTGGGGCGGATAGTGAACGCCGTTCGACGTGGGTATGTTGCCGGCGACACGGTCGAAACTATCGCGCGCAATGTTCGTGGCCACGCAAACAAAGACTACCGCGACGGCGCGCTGCAGATGAGCAGGGCAAATGCTGCCAGTATCGCTAAAACAGCCGTTAATCATCTGGCTGCCACGGCACGCAACAGCTTCACCAGCGCTAACAGCGACATTGTGAAGGGCAAGCAATGGCTTTCGACTCTGGACAATAAAACCAGCCACGACTGCATTATTCGTGACCGGTTGCGCTACACGCTGGATAACAAACCAATTGGGCACAAGGTGCCTTACTTGCAGGGACCCGGGAAGATTCATTTCTGCTGCCGGTCTACTGAAACCCAGATACTCAAGTCCTGGCGTGAACTCGGCATCGATATCGATGACATGGACGAGGGTACCCGCGCCAGTATGGACGGGCAGGTCCCGGCGAAAACCACGTATATGGAATGGCTGAGGCGTCAATCGGCGCAACGACAGGACCAGGTCCTGGGTGCCGAGCGAGGTCGTCTGTTCCGTGCCGGAGAAATCGACCTGGCTGATATGTTCACTGACAAAGGAGAGTGGATCAGCCTGGAGCGTCTCAAACAGCTTTCTGGCACCGAAATCTGACAACCAATGATTTCTACACGCCCTGGCATACGCCGGGGCTTTTTTATGGGCGAGGCCCGACAAAATCCCGAGGGGAAATTATGTTAATTCGAAACATGCTCATTAAATATTATTCGGCGGCTGGTGAAGAAGATAAATCAGGCGGCGGTGGTGGCGCTCCTGAAATCACTCCCGACATTCAGAAGCTAATTGATGAGCAGGTGTCGGCTCAGGTTACAGGGCTGAAAAACAAAAACACTGAACTGCTCGGAAAGCTCAAAGAGTCAACCGAGTCCCTCAAACGCTTCGACGGTATCGACCCTGACGCAGTGCGCGGCATCCTGCAACGTTTTTCCGACGACGAAGAGGCACAGCTTATCGCTGGTGGAAAAATTGATGAGGTTCTGAATAAGCGAACTGAACGCCTTCGCGCCGATTCGGATAAGCAGATCAAAGCAGCAAACGAACGTGCGGATAAAGCCGAAGCGTTCTCCAACAAATTCCGGGATCGCGTTCTGGGTGATGCTATTCGTGCAGCAGCGCTGAAAGCTGGCGCGCTGGCTGAAGCATCCGACGATCTGATTCTGCGTGCCAAGGGCACATTCCAGCTCAACGACGAAGGCGAGGCCGTAGCGGTTGATGCAAATGGCGATGTTCTGTTCGGCAAAGATGGCAAAACCCCACTGACCCCCCTCGAATGGGCGGAGTCTCTCAAAGAGACGGCCCCGCACCTGTTTCCGCGCGCTGAAGGTACTGGAGCGGGCGGACACAAGCCCGGTGGCGGTGGCAGCCTGAAACGTTCAGAAATGAGCGCCAGTGATAAAGCGGATTACATCCGCAAGCATGGCCAACAGGCCTACCTGAAACTTCCGAAATAAGGGATTAACCCATGCCAACCACTGTTAACACAGACCTGATTATCTATGACGACCTGGCGCAGACTGCGTTTCTTGAGCGTCGCCAGGATAACCTGGAAATTTTTAATCAGGCTTCTAACGGGGCAATCATCCTCGATAACGAACTGATCGAAGGTGACTTCCGTAAACGCGCCTTCTATAAAGTCGGCGGCTCTATCGAAGCGCGTAATGTCAACTCTACTGACCCGGTCACGGGTAAAAAAATCGGCGCGGGCGAGTCCGTGTCCGTAAAAGCACCCTGGAAGTACGGTCCATACGAAACAACCGAAGAGGCGTTCAAGCGTCGTGGACGCGATGTCAGCGAATTCTCTGAGGTGATCGGTATTGATGTGGCCGATGCTACGCTTGAAGGCTATATCAAATACGCTCTTCAGGGGCTGATCGCTGCAATCGGTGCTAACGCCGACATGGTTGTGACAGCAGACATTGCCACCGACGGCAAGAAAACGCTGACGCGTGGACTTCGCACCTATGGTGATAAGTTCAACCGTGTATCTCTGTTCGTTATGCACTCCACCACGTACTTCGATATCGTTGATCAGGCCATCGACAACAAAATCTATGAAGAAGCTGGTGTGGTTGTTTATGGCGGTCAGCCGGGCACACTGGGCAAGCCAGTGCTTGTCACCGATACCATGCCTGTTGATGCCATTCTTGGTCTGGTATCTGGCGCTGTGTCAGTTATTGAGTCACAGGCTCCAGGCTTCCGCTCCTATGACATCAACAACCAGGAAAACCTTGCCATCGGCTATCGTGCTGAAGGTACGGTAAACGTCGAGTTGCTGGGTTATAGCTGGGACACCTCTAAAGGTGAAAACCCAGACCTGACGGCCATCGGTACGGAAGGTAACTGGAAGAAACACTTTACCAGCAACAAATCCACTGCTGGCGTGCTGATCAAACTGGGATCCGCGGTGGGGGAGTAACGCTGTCAGCGGATAAAACCTCCGCTACTGCTGACAGCACCGACGCGGTAACTGTGTCCCTGAAGTACACGCTGAACGGCTCCGGTGTATCCGGTAAAACCGTCGCGTGGACGTCCACTGGGGGCACGCTCAGCACGGCCAGTTCTCAAACCGGCTCTGCTGGTGGTGCAACGGTGAAACTCACGTCAGACGCGGCTGGAGCCTTCACGGTAACCGGCACGGTTGACGGCGTGGCGAAAACCACAGAAGAGATCACCTTCACTGCGCCTTCCGGTGAATAACTGATGGGGCGAAAGCCCCATAAACTGGATGACCCGATGATCAATACCGATATCACTTCCCCGGATGCCAACAGCTACGCCACTGAAGAGGATTTGATCGCTTTCGGCGCGCTACGCGGCATAGAACTGCCTGACAGTCTGATACCTCTGCTGATTAAAGCAATGGACTACCTCGAGGGGCTGGACTGGGTAGGTTACCGGGCAAACCCTCGGCAGCCGCTGGCGTGGCCGCGCGAGAATGTTGTCTTGGACGGCTACGACTTCCCTGCCGATGAGGTTCCACGTGAAGTTGTTACTGCGCAGTGCATGCTGGCAGTAGAGGCAATCGACGGCGATTTACTTTCCAGCTCTCGCGAGGCTGCTGTGAAAACTGAACGCGTGGAAGGTGCGGTCACTATGACCTATGCGGTCGCAGAAGGAGAAGTTTTTACGCCATCTTATCCGGCTGTCATGGCACTGCTGGGCGACCTTGCTGGTGGTCGCGTTTATGCCATTAACACTTTTGCGGAGCGTGCGTGAAATGGCTGACCTAAAGCTCGTTAATCTGAATGCCAGAAAAAATGCAGATCTTGAACATCACTGCACGGAAGTAGTAAGGCTACTTGAAGAAGCGCTGCAGGCAGCCAAAGAGGGCAGCTATCGAAGCATGGCTGTATTGCTCATCAAAGATGACGGTGCGGTTCTTGACGCCTGGCATAGCGGCGGTCTGCCCTATGTCATGGTGGGGGCCATTGAATCACTGAAGTGCGATTTCATTAATCTGCAAATTGAGAGGCGCTAACCAGTGGCTATCAACTATCAGCGCATGCAGGCCAGAACAACCCGCATGCTCAAGCAGAATGGCGTGGCGTATAACGTCACCCGGAAAGGTTCGGTAACGGTTATCGGCGGCGTTGAGCACAAAACTGAAGCGGTCGGTTTTACTGCTGTGGGCGTAAAGACCGAATACGCGCCAGGAGAAATTGATGGAACGGTCATCATTAACGGCGACGTTCAGATAGTTTTTACCGCAGAGAAGGAAATCAAAATTGGGGATGTGGTTGATATTGATGGCACAGCCCATCGTGTTGTCAAACCCAACCCGGTAGAGCCTGCTGCGCGGGTGCTCTGCTACAAAGCACAGTTGAGGGCTTAGCATGGGAGAAAATACTGCTTTCATCGCGGAAATTACGGCATTCGTCAATAAGGCGAAAGAGAACCAGGAAGCGGTGGCGCGCGCAGTCGGTATTAAAATCCTCAACCAACTGGTGATAATGTCGCCTGTTGGTAACCCGGAGCTGTGGGAAATTAACCAGAC